ACAATTACCAGTCCAACAGCTTCTTCTATTGAATTAACTGCAGCAATTACATCAGTTAATGGTCTGACTGGTTCTATTTTTACAAATAGAACATATACTTTTGGTGGAGCTGGAGTAAGCGATTATTCAGTTACTGGTCCTGGACTTCTTTCAGCAGGACAAAATGATCCAAACATTATTGTTCAAAGAGGTGAAACAATAAGACTTACAAATACACGTTCAGGACAAATTTTAGAAGTACTTGATTCTAGCGATGTTGCTCCTGCAGCAGATTTTATTTCATCAACAAATGCAATAGCAAACATAGCAGACCAGAACCAAACTATTACATTTACAATACCTATGAGTGCTGCTACAGGAAATTCATTTAAATATCGTAGCCAAGCAAATCCTGGAACGATGTTAGGAAATATAGTAGTTATATAATAAAGGTGGTTCAGGCTTATGCCTACAAATTTTTATAATGCAAATACAGCACTTAAAGCTGTTGGTGTAAAAGTAAAATTTACAAAACAAGAAATACAAGAATTTCTTAAATGTAAAGAAGATCCGATTTACTTTATAGAAAACTATTGTAAAATAGTTTCATTAGACTTAGGATTAATTCCTTTCGCTTTATATGATTGTCAAAAAGAAAAAGTAAAGATAATCATGAATAATCGTAAAGTGATTTTAATGGAAGGAAGACAGCAAGGAAAAACTATTACATCAGCTGCATGTATTTTACATTATACATTGTTTACTGATAATGTTACTGTTGGCATACTAGCAAATAAAGGAAGTACAGCCAGAGAAGTTTTAGATCGTTATCAATTAATGTTTGAAAATTTACCTTTATGGTTGCAACAAGGTGTTGTAACATGGAATAAAGGTGATATAGAATTAGAAAATGGAAGTAAAGTATTTACTTCAGCTACAACTCCAAGTGCGATACGTGGTAAATCAGTTAATTGGTTATATATTGATGAAACTGCAATCATACCAAATCAAATTGCAGATGAATTTTTTACTTCAGTTTATCCTACTATTATGGCAGGAGAAACTACAAAAATATTATTAAGTTCTACTCCATTAGGATATAATCACTTTTGGAAATTTTGGAATGATGCTGTAAATAATAAAAATGGTTTTAAACATCTTTTTATTCCTTACGATAGAATTCCAGGACGTGATAAATTTTGGGCTGAATCACAAAGAAGATTACTTGGTGATGTAAAATTTAATCAAGAAATACTTTGTGAATTTTTAGGAAGTTCACTTACATTGATTAATGGTGAAAGTTTAAGAAATTTATCTCCTAAACCATTTATATATTCTAAAGATGGTTTAGATATATTAGAAAAACCTGAACCAAATCACAAGTATGTAATTGTGGTTGATCCAAGTAAAGGTACAGGAAGAGATTATACAGCTATGAGCATTTTTGATATAACAGAAATGCCTTATAAAGTTGTAGGGAAATATCGTTCGAATACGATTAGCATGTTACTTGTTCCAAGTATTATAGATAAAATTGGAAGAGATTATAATAATGCTTTTGTATTAATTGAAATTAATAATGGTGAAACTATACCATATATTTTACATAATGAACTAGAATATGAAAATCTTATATATGTTGCTAGGATTAAGAACGAAGGACAAAGAATTACTGGTGGGTTTGGTGATAAATCAAATTCATTAGGTGTCACAACTGATGTTTCTGTAAAAAGAAAAGGTTGTGGTATATTAAAAAGTTTAATTGAAAATAATAGTTTATTAATATTTGATTCAACTATTATTAGCGAATTAACTACATTTATCAGCAAAAATGGTTATTATTCAGCTGACGATGGCTATACTGATGATTTAGTGATGACGTGTGTGCTTTTTGCTTGGCTTACATCTGACGTATATTTTAGAGAAATAACGGATATAAACATAAGGAAAGAGTTATATAAAAAACAAATACAAGAGATTGAAGAAGAGTTGACTCCATTTGGTTTTGTTAATGATGGAAATGATCGAGAAAACCCTTCAAATTTTTAAAAAAACTAAATAAAGTAGATAAGCACGTTTGTCAAGAAACGTGTCAATAATTAAAGAGGAGAGAGCAATGGCATTCCAATTAAGTCCAGGAGTAGTTGTAACAGAAAAGGACTTTACGAGTATAGTTCCTAATGTTGCCACAAGTGCAGGTGCATTTGTAGGTAAGTTTGAGTGGGGACCAATCGAAGATCCTGTACAAATTACATCCGAAAACGAAGTAGTAGAAAGATTCGGTAAACCAAATGATTCAAACTTTGAATCGTTTTTTACTGCAGCTAACTTTTTATCATACTCGAATAATTTATTTGTAGTAAGAGGAAACGGATCTTCAGACAGAAACGCTGTAGTTTCTGGTGTAGCAGTTAAAATTAAAAATGCAGAACAATATTTAAATTCCTTCGAAGATGGTCAAGCAAACGTAGGCGAATTTGCAGCTAAATGGGCTGGTTCACTTGGTAATTCATTAAAAGTATCAATGGCTGATAAATCAACTTATACAGGTTGGACATATGAGTCATTATTTGATAGATCACCAGATACATCAGCGTGGGCAACTTCAAATAACGTATCAAATGATGAATTACATGTTGTCGTTATTGACGAAGATGGACAATTTACTGGTTCAGCTGGTACAATTTTAGAAAAATTTGAATTTATTTCAAAAGCATATGGTGCGAAAAAGTCAGATGGTTCAAGTAATTTTTATAAAGAAGTAATAAATTCAAATTCAAGATATATTTGGTGGATGGATCATCCTAATGTATCCGCAGAGGTAAATAACACTGCGAATGCGAATGCTGTAAACTGGGGTACTGTTCCAGCAGGGCAACCATATAAAGATATCACTTCAGTATTAAATGCCTCTCTAACTGGTGGTGTCGACGATTATGCTGTGTCAGCAGGAAACATTCAAACAGGTTATGCATTGTTCGCAAACGATCAGCTTGACATATCGTTAGTTCTTTTAGGAAAAGCGACAACAGCGACAGCAATTTATGTAATTAATAATATTGTAGAAGCAAGAAAAGACGCAGTGGCTTTCATCTCTCCAGAAGCAGCTAATGGTTCTTATATTTCTGATGCTTCAGCAACTCCAGTAGCAGATATCATAGCATATAGAAATGCTCTTCCGAGTTCTTCTTATGGTATATTAGATTCTGGTTATAAATTTCAATATGATCGTTATAATGACAAGTATCGTTATGTTCCATTAAATGGAGATACAGCAGGTCTTGCTGCAAGAACAGACTATGCTCAAGATCCATGGTATTCACCAGCTGGATCGAATCGTGGTCAAATCAAAAATGTTGTTAAACTAGCATTTAATCCAAATAGAGCACAAAGAGATTCGCTTTATCAAAAAGGCATAAATCCTATTGTGACTTTCCCTGGTGAAGGAACACAGTTATTTGGTGATAAAACTTTATTGGCAGCACCAAGTGCTTTCGATAGAATTAATGTACGAAGACTATTCATTGTATTAGAAAAATCAATTTCAATTGCTGCTAAGGCTCAATTATTTGAATTTAATGATGCGTTTACTCGTGCTCAATTTAAAAATCAAATAGAACCATTCTTAAGAGACGTACAAGGTCGTCGTGGTATAACTGATTTTAGAGTTGTGTGTGATGAAACAAATAATACAGCAGATGTAATAGATAAAAATGAATTTGTAGCAAGCATATTCATTAAACCTAATCGCTCAATCAACTTCATTAACTTAACATTTGTAGCAGCTAGATCAAGTGTTAACTTTAGTGAAATAGGTGGCTAAAACTTAAAGGAGAAACTTAAATGGCTGATATAGCAGAATTTAAAGCACAAATGTCTGGTGGCGGAGCTCGCCCCAATCAATTTCGTGTTGAATTAATTTTCCCTAGCTACGTTGTTGCAGGGATTTTAGCTTCATCACAAGCACAATTTTTATGTAAAGCAGCACAATTACCAGCGAGCACAATAGAGAACATTCCAGTTAATTATCGTGGTCGTGCTGTTAATTTTGCAGGAGAAAGAACGTTTGCTCCATGGGTCGTTTCAATTTATAATGATACAAATTTCAATATAAGAAATGCGATGGAACGTTGGTCAAATGGTATTCAAAATTATCAAACAACAAATGGTCGTGTAAATCCAAGAGATTACCAAACAGATTTAGTTGTAAGACAATTAGATCGTTCAGGTGCGATTATTAAATCATATCGTTTTGTTGATGCTTATCCAATTTCAATTGGAGTAGTTCAATTAGACTATGATACAACAAATGCGATGGAAACGTTTGATGTTGAATTTCAATATAATTACTTTGACAGTGATACAGCTAGTCGTGATGGTGTAGGAGTTAATATTTCTATTGATACACCAGTGGGTTCATTCCCAATTAGAATATAATATAACAGAGTTTCAAAAAAGAACTCGGAAATAGATTATGGCAGAATTATTTGGATTTGAGATTAAAAGGAAAACACCGAAAAAAGATATTACTTCGGTAGTGACTCCATCAAATATAGATGGATCAACAGTTGTATCAGACGCAGCAGCCTATTATGGATTAACACTTGATTTAGATGCAAGTATTAAGGGTGAAAACGATTTAATTAAAAGATATCGTGAAGTTTCTTATTATCCAGATGCTGATAATGCGATTGAAGATATTGTAAATGAATCGATTATACTAGATAATCAACGTATGTCAGTTGATGTAGTTTTAGATGATTTAAAAGCATCAGATAAAATTAAAGCTGATATTCGTAAAGAGTTTGAAAAAGTTTATAAATTATTAGATTTTGATACACGTGGTCACGATATATTTCGTACATGGTATGTTGATGGAAGACTATATTACCATATAATTATAGATCCAAAAAATACTAAAAGTGGAATTAATGAGTTAAGATTTATAGATCCACGTAAGATACGTAAGATTAAAAATTATAAAAAAGAAAAAAATGACAAGGGTGTTGACGTAGTAAAAGATATAGAAGAATACTACATTTATAATGATAAAGGAATTACTGATAGTTTAGCGACAGGTATTAAACTATCTTTAGATTCAGTTGTATTTACGCCATCAGGATTAACTGATTTAAATTCTGGTATGATATTATCGCATTTACATAAAGCGATAAAACCAGTAAATCAGTTAAAAATGGTAGAAGATAGTATAGTAATTTATCGTATATCAAGAGCTCCTGAACGTAGAATATTTTATATTGATGTTGGTAATCTGCCTAAGATAAAAGCAGAACAGTATGTAAACGACATCATGAATAAGTTTAGAAATAAAATTGTATATGATGCATCAACAGGTGAAGTACGAGATGATCGTAAACACATGTCAATGCTTGAAGATTTTTGGATGCCAAGGAGAGAAGGTGGTAGAGGAACTGAAATTACTACACTTCAAGGTGGACAAAATTTAGGTGAGATAGCTGATGTACAATATTTTCAAAAGAAATTATATCAATCTTTAAATGTTCCTGTAACAAGATTGTTAAGTGAAACTGGATTTAATTTAGGAAGAGCAAGTGAAATAAGTCGTGATGAATTAAACTTCCAAAAATTTATTGATAGATTAAGACGTAAATTTAGCACTATCTTTTATAATATTTTAAGAGTACAATTAATTTTAAAAGGAATTATAAAAGATCAAGAGTGGAGCCAATTTAGTCAAGATATTCGTTTTGATTTTTTAAGAGATAATTTTTTTACTGAATTAAAAGAAAATGAAATACTTGCTCAAAGAATTAATATGTTAAATTCTATTGAACAATATATTGGAAAATATTATAGTATTAAGTGGGTACGTAAAAATATTCTGAGACAAACAGAAGATGATATTGCGAAAAATGATAAAGAAATAGCAGGCGAGCAAGGTAAAATACGAGATTTAAAAACAGCTCAAACTGCTGAAACAGATGATGAATTAATAGATGCAGAAGAAGATGCAGATCTTGAGACACCTATTATTGATAAACAAGAGGAATAATTTATGGATGTAAAAAATAAAATTAAAGACTTAATTGATAATATTGAAATAGGAAATGCTGAAGCAATTAATTCATCGTTTTCAACAATAATGGCTGATAAAGTATCAGCAAGATTAGATAGTTTAAAGCAAGAAGTTGCAAGCACGATATTCAAGGATAAAATAACAAGCAACGAACAAACTAATTAGGAGTAGATTAAATGGCAGTTACCAAAACGATACTTAAAAGATCTAAAAATGAAGTTGTTGTAAAGTTTGGAAATAGTGGTGGAAACAACCAAACATCAACTTTTGATTTAGATGTAGATGCTTTAATCTCAACTGAAGTGATTGAAGGAACTGTAAAAATAAATATTGTGGAATTATCTTGGTCAGGTTTAACAGGTTCTAACTTTATTTTAACTAGAAACGGAGTATCTGTTTTTGCAGGTGTTGGTGATAATGCAGAACAATTTTACTTCGAAGGATATGTTGATGGACAAGAAAATACATCAGATATTGTAGTAAGCATGTCTGGTGAAATTTATCTTTATTTAGTTCTTCGTAAGAATTCAGGATTTACATCTAAAATTGAAACTGCTCAGTTTGGTAGCTATGATAATCCTGCTGTTTTAGGTAGTTAATTAAATGAAACTTATTAGAGAATTTACAGAATCAGTAAAATATCTTGTTGAAACTCCAAAAGGAGAAACAGCAAAAAATTATTTTATAGAGGGAGTATTTTTACAAGGCGAAGTTAAAAATCGCAATGGTAGGATATACCCTATGGAAATAATGAAAAAAGAAGTTGAAAGATATACAAGAGAAAATATTCAGAAGAATCGTGCATATGGTGAATTAGGTCATCCTGACTCACCTACTATCAACTTAGATAGAGTATCGCACATGATAAAAGAATTGAAGCTTGAAGGCAATAGTTATGTCGGAAAAGCAAAAATAATGGATACACCTTATGGTAAAATCGTTAAGAGTTTAATTGATGAGGGTGCTAATTTAGGTGTTTCATCTAGAGGGATGGGATCGTTAAAAGCAAAGAATGACGGAACTCAATTAGTACAAGATGACTTTATGCTTGCAACTGCAGGTGATATAGTCGCTGATCCATCTGCACCAGATGCGTTTGTACGTGGTGTTATGGAAGGAAAAGAATGGGTATTCGTTGATGGTAAATTTGTAGAGAAAGATATAGAGCAAGTAAGAAAAGAAATAGCAAGTACAAATAGAAAAGCACTCGCTGAAGCTCAAGCAATACAGTTTGCTAACTTTCTTGAAAAGATTAAATAACTAAATAGTTAAATTAGGAGAAAATAAATGAAAATCGAAGAAACTATCGCAAAGCTATTAGCAGAAGCGAAGAAAGCTAAATCTCTATTATCTGAACAAGATAAAGAGGGATCAGCTTATGCTATTGGTATGGCACAAGCTAAAAAGATTACAGGTGATGAACCACCTCTAGAAAAAGAAACAATTAAAAAAGCACATGATATTGCAAAAGCTATTCTTAAGAAAGAAGAAATTAATCCGCATACAGGTCAAGCAATAAAGACTGAAGAAACGGAAGAAGAAAAGAAAAAAAGAGAAGAAGAAGAAAAGGCAAAAGCAGAAGCTGAAAAAGCAAAAGCATCTACTAAATCTGAATCAGAAGTGACTCCTAACGCAGATGATAAGAAAAAAGAAGATGAAAAAGCTAAAGAAAAAGAAAAAGTAAAAGAAGCAGAAATGACTGACGATGAAAAGAAAAAAGCTGAAGATGAAGCAAAAGCTAAGGCTGAAAAAGAAAAAGCTGAAGTTAAAGAAGCTGAATTAACAGATAAACAAAAAACTTTACCACCTGCATTACAAAAAGCAATTAAAGATAAAAAAGAAAAAGAAGAAGGTGTTAAAGAAGAATCTGAAGAAGAAAAAGCTAAAAAAGAAAAAGAAGAAAAAGAAAAAGAATCAGTCAAATCAGAGTCAGATTGTACAGATGAAGATGAAGACAAAAAAGAAAAAAATAAAATGAAATCTGAAGATGATAAGAAAGATGATAAAGAAGAAGATGAAAAAATTAAAGATAAAAATGCTAAAAAACCAGATGAAGTGAAAATGAACGAAAAAACTAATGAAGCAATTAAAGTAGATGTATCTGCTGACGTTGAAGCATTATTAAAAGGTGAAACACTATCAGAAGAATTTAAAGCAAAAGCAAAAATAATATTCGAAAACGTAGTAATCAATAGAGTAAAAGATGAGATTGCTCGTATTTCAAATGAATTGAAAACTGAAAATGCTAAAAACATTGCAGTTATCAAAGAGAGCCTGATTGAAAAAGTTGATGGATATCTCAGCTATGTAGTTGAGCAGTGGGTCTTACAAAATGAAATCGCTCTTGAATCAGGTATTAAGAATGAAATACTTGAAGAATTTGTTAATGGTTTAAGAAATTTATTCGAAGACCATTATATTGAAGTACCAGATGAAAGATTTGATGTACTTACAAGTCTTCAAGATCAGCTTAATACAACCAAGAAGAAACTTGATGAAGCAACAGCTGAAAATGCTAAAATAACAAAAGCATTTACTGATTTACGTAAAAATGAAATCATTACAGCAGCTTCAAAAGATCTAGTGTCAACTGATGCAGAAAAACTTAAATCGTTAGCTGAAGAGCTTACATTTGAAGATGATGCATCTTTTGAGAAGAAAGTACAGACAATAAAAGATAATTATTTCACAGCATTGTCTGCAACTCAAAATTCTACTAAAAAAATAGTAGATACAATAGTGACTGATGAGCCAATCGTAATTAACGAGTCAGCTAAAATAACTGACGTAAAAATAGCTGCATATGCAGATTTATTAACTCGCTCAAAGAAACAAAATTAACAACAATAATAACGGAGAAACTAAATGAAAAATAGATCAGATCTATTAAAAAAATGGGCTCCAGTATTAGATCATCCTGGCGTAACACCTATCAAGGATGCTTACAGAAAAGAAGTGACTGCAGTTCTTTTGGAAAACCAAGAGAATTCAATCAATGAAGAAAAACAAGCACTTTTTGAAGCTGTTGCTGCTAACAACGCTGCTGCCATGCCAGATTCTGGCGGAGTAGCAAAGTTTGATCCAGTACTTATCTCATTAGTTCGTAGAGCAATTCCACAAATGATCGCTTATGACGTTTGCGGAGTACAGCCTATGACACAACCAACTGGACTGATATTTGCTATGAAAAGCAGAATAACGTCTCAAGGTGGTACAGAAGCATTATTTAATGAAGCAGATACTTCATTTGCTGGTACTGGTTCTCATTCTGGTACAAACCCAACAGTCGCTGGTTATTCAGCAGGAAGTGGTTTAACAACTACTGTAGCTGAAAGTTTAGGCGATGCTGGTGGTGCTACATTTAATCAAATGGCGTTTTCAATCGAGAAAACCTCAGTAACTGCAAAAACTCGTGCTTTAAAAGCTGAGTACACAGTAGAGCTAGCACAAGATTTGAAATCAGTGCATGGTCTAGATGCTGAAAGTGAATTATCTAATATTCTTTCAACTGAAATCCTAGCGGAAATCAATAGAGAAGTAATTAGAACAATTTACATATCAGCTAGAACAGGTGCTCAAATCGGTGTTGCGACTGCTGGTACTTTTGATCTTGATGTAGATTCAAATGGAAGATGGTCAGTTGAGAAATTCAAAGGATTATTATTCCAAGTAGAAAGAGAAGCAAACGTAATAGCACAAGAAACTCGTAGAGGAAAAGGTAATTTTATTATCGCTTCTTCTGACGTAGCGAGTGCATTAGCAATGTCTGGTGCTTTGGACTATACTCCAGCTCTTTCAACTAATCTAAATGTAGATGAAGCTTCTACAACTTTTGCTGGCGTCCTAAATGGTCGTTACAAAGTATTTGTAGATCCATTTTCTGCTAATAACCAAGCTAGTCAGTTGCTATTAGTAGGATATAAAGGAAGTTCAGCATTTGATGCTGGTATTTTCTATTGCCCATACGTACCATTACAATTAGTACGTGCAGTAGACCCTTCTACATTCCAACCAAAAATTGCGTTCAAAACAAGATATGGTATGGTAGCGAACCCATTTGCTGGATTATCAGCGAACTCTAATTTCTATTACAGAAAAGTAGCAGTAACAAATTTAATGTAATTTGTTAAGGTTCATTATATAATTCGAAAGGGGAGATGTAAAAGTCTCCCCTTTTTCATTTATACTAAATAATTATACTATGGCTCTTAAAACACAAAATAAACCTAATAACATAAATCCACTCAATCCTAACGGATTTTCATTTTCTTTTGGACGTATTCCAAAAGTAAATTATTTTGTTCAGTCAATTAACATACCTGATCTTTCATTAGGTGAAGTTATTCAAGAAACACCACTTTCAACTGTTTACATTCCTGGTGAAAAACTTAGTTATGGTGTTTGTAATTTAGAATTTATTGTAGATGAAGATATGGAAAATTATCTAACACTTTATCGTTGGATAGTTGCTTTGGGCAAACCAAGAAACTATGAACAATATTTAAATTTTCCAACTACTGATACAGAAGCGTATAAAGCAAATTTAAAAGAATTAGCAAAAAATTATTCAGATGGAACACTTTTAATACTAAATAATAATAACCAAATTAGTAAAATGGTTACGTTTAAAGATATGTTTCCAACGGGATTATCGTCGATGACGTTTGATTCTAAAAATTCTGATGTGACTTATATAACGAATACTGTAACCCTAAGATATAGTTTTTTTATAATACAAGATTCTACTTCACCGACAGCTTATTAATCTTAACTAAATAAAAGGGCTGTTAAAATGCAAAAAATACTTATTACAATATTCATCTGCATAATCGTACTATTATACGATATTAGGTACAAACATACATTCGCTTCAGAACATGATATGTTTTCAAGATTACCTGAACTGAATTATCAAGAAATTCCATTATTATGTAGCACAGGAGAAATTCTTCACAATTATTTAATAGATCGTAAATTTATTCCTAAAAAATCTTGGAATGGTCGTGAAAGAGCATCAAAATATGGTGAAATAGTTTTTATAGTAGTTGAATATCAAAATAGTAAAAACCCAAACGAAATAATACACACATTAACAATTCCAACTGGTGACAGTTGCGTGGTATATCATATTTTTGACGAAAAAACTATAAAACCTTTAAGGTAAAACTTTACTTACAAGCTTTTTTATAGTATAATTATTCTAAATTATGACGCTCGAAGAAATACAAGAACTATGGAAACAAGACTGTATAATAGACGATAATCATTTGGATAAAGAGTCTGTTCGTACACCTGTCTTACATTCAAAATATTTAAACTTACTTATTTCATATAAACATCGTATTACATCAGCACAGTCTGAATATAATAGCATGCGTGTTAAAAAATTCAGATATTATCGTGGTGAAATGAGTAAGAGTGAATTAGAACTTTCTGGCTGGGAACAGTGGCAAGGTATAAAACCATTAAGAAATGAAATGGATGAATTTTTAAATGGTGACGCTGATTTAATTAAAGCCAAACTTAAAATTGATTATCTACAAAGCATACAAGAACTTCTTGAATCTATAATGCAGCAAATTAAATCAAGAGACTGGATTATAAGAAATTCATTAGAGTGGAAAAAATTTATTAGTGGTGCTTAAATGCCCGAAGATAATAAATCTCAAATTACAATTGAAAACTATACTGAAACACATGTTCGTGTATTTTCAGACGACTTGGGTATAGAAAAAGAAATATCAGAATTTTTTACATTTTATGTTCCAGGAGCTCATTTTACACCACAATTTAGAGCAAGGATCTGGGATGGAAAAACACGTCTTTATGATTTACTTCGTAAAACAGTTTACACTGGTTTAATCCCTTACGTTCGTAAGTTTGCTTTTGAACGTGGCTATACTGTATCTGAAATAGGGTTTCCAAAATATATTGAACCTATAAAAGAAGAAGAGATTAAAACCTTTATAACTTCATTAAATATAACTTCTAAAAACGATCCGAGTTTAGTTATTAGGGATTACCAATATAATGCTGTTATATCCGCTTTGAAACGACGCAGAACGCTTTTATTATCCCCAACTGCGAGTGGGAAAAGTTTAATAATGTACTGTATATTACGTTGGTATTTAACATTAAAAAACAATAAAAAATGTTTAATTATAGTACCAACAACTAATCTAGTAGAACAGTTGTATAAAGACTTTGATGATTATTCGACTAAGAATGGTTGGAAAGTAGATACTCATATTCAAAAACTTTATTCAGGCTTTTCAAAAGAATTTACAAAAAATACATTAATTACTACTTGGCAGAGTATTTACAAATTACCAAAAGCATTTTTTCAACAATTTAATGTTGTATTTGGAGATGAAGTACATAAGTTTAAAGCAAGAAGTCTTATCTCCATAATGGAAAAATGTAATGATATAAAATTTCGTATCGGTACAACTGGAACGATTGATAATAGTAAAATAAATAGATTAGTACTTGAAGGTCTTTTTGGTATTGTAGATAAAGTTATAACTACAACTGAATTAATAGAACAAAAAAAATTATCAAATTTAAAGATTATTTGTTTACTCCTTTCATATGATGATATATCACGTGAAGGTCGAAAAAATAACGTTTATGCTGATGAGATAGATTGGTTAGTTTCTTGCGATAAAAGAAATAATTATGTTACCAATTTAGCTTTAAACTGTAAAGGAAATACTTTAGTACTCTATCAATATGTAAAAAAACATGGTATCCCTTTATATGAAAAACTAAATAAGCTTGAAAAAAAATATAATAAAAAAATATATTTAATTTCTGGAATTACAATTGTTTCTGACAGAGAACAAGTAAGAGATATTGCGGCAGATACAAATAATTGTATTATAGTTGCGAGTTATGGTACTTTTAGTACAGGTGTAAATATACCGAGTATTGAGAATATTATATTAGCAAGTCCAATTAAGAGTAAAATACTTAACTTACAGAGTATTGGGAGAGGGTTAAGATTAAATAAAGATAAAACTACTTGTAATTTATTTGATATTGCTGATGACTTATCCTATAAGAAATGGAAAAATCATACTTATAGACATTTATTATCAAGAATGCAAACTTATGATGAAGAAAAATTTAACTATTCATTAGTAAAGGTAAAATTAGATGTATCAAAAATTAACAACAACACCGAGAATAATAAGATCGACTGAAGATTTTGTTATCGTAAAATTATCAACAGGTGAATCTCTTTTAGGTATTCGTTTAAAAGAAGACGAAAAAGAAATAACAATCGAATATCCATTCGCACTTAAACATTATCCAAGAATTACTCGACAAGGTGGAATTATAGAACAAATAACAGCAGGACCATATTGTAGTTTTGCGGATGATCGAATTTTTACATTACCAAAGAAAGATATTTTTTTCGTTAAGAAATTACACGCTTTCGCAATACCATTCTTTATGTCTTTATATAATCAACATGAAAGACTTTTGTCAATGGGAACTTACGATAATTTTTTAAATAAATTTATGGATAAACAAGAAATGGCTGATTTAAGGCAAGATGAACAATTTCCTGATGTTCCAGATGAAGATGAATTTACAGAAGAATTATCTTCAGAGGAAGTTGAAGAAATAAAACAAATATATAACCAAATTAAAAAGAAAAATAATCAAACAATCCATTAATTATTATTTGATTATGATTAATTATAATTTAAGTAAAAGCGACCAACAGGTGCTATTATAATATGCTAAAAGTTGGAAGTAAAGCTATAAATAGAAATATGCTTAAATTATTAAAAAAATTTCAAATATTAATCAAACTAGTTCCTGAGTGGGTAGTCCTATTAAATGCTTGGTTATGGTTATCTATTATACCATTACTCGTATTTACAAATGCTTGGAAGTCACTCGGGTCACTCGCACTTGCATTTAAAACATGTGCACCTTTATTTTTGGCACTTGGAATCGTAAATGGAGTTGTGTTATTTTTATATTATCTAGAAGATGAAATTGATTAAACTTTAAGTAGTAAAATACTTTACTTAGAACATATTTTAAAGTATAATATTGTTTTCTATTTAAATATTTAAATCCTTTATTATGAATAAAAAAGTAAAAGAGCCAAAAATACATTATGTAAATAATGCTGAATTTTTAAAAGCATTAATTTCTTGGAAAAAAGATTGTGCTGATGCAGAAGATTGTGGTGAAGATAGACCTGCTATCCCTAACTACATAGGTGAATGTATTTTAAAAATATCAACAAGATTGGCTACTCGTCCGAATTTTAATAATTATACATATCTAGATGATATGATATTAGATGGTGTTGAAAATTGTATTCAATATCTTCATAACTTTGATCCAGATAAATCTAAAAACCCCTTCGCTTATTTTACACAAATAATATATTATGCGTTTCTAAGACGTATAATGAAAGAAAGAAAACAATCTTATATTAAAACTAAAATTCTTACATCTTTACCACCTACATTTTTTCAAGAACTTGGTATGTCCCCTGAACAAATATCAGAAGCAGAAAGAAACTTTGATAAATTTTTAGGTAAGATGGAACAAGCAATACAGAGTCAAAATAACTTTGACAATTGGTTGATTAAAAAATCCATAGCAAGAAAAATAAAAAATAATATTGAAACTTTAGATGATGACAAAGATAGCGATTATAACTGACACACATTTTGGTGTAAGAAACGATATTAGCCACTTTATAGAATATCAAAATAATTTCTTTGATAATACGTTTTTTCCCAAAATAGATGAATTAAAAATTGATACAGTTTTACATTTAGGTGATGTATTTGATAGACGTAAATATATAAATTATTATACATTAAAAGAGTGTAAAAGATTTTTCTTTGAAAGGTTAAAAGAAAGAGGGATTACAATGTATGTTGTAATTGGTAATCATGACACATACTTTAGAAATACAAATGAAATTAATAGCATACAATTACTCCTAAAAGAATATTTAAATATTAAAGTCTTATACGAACCTCAGACAATAAAAATAAAAGAATCAGTATTTTGTAGTATTCCTTGGATATGTGAAGATAATTTACAAAAATGTTGGAATGAAATAAAGAATACAAAAGCTGAAATGTGTATTGGTCATTTTAATATTAAAGGATTTGAAATGCATACAGGTTCACCATCTAAAGATGGAGATGATAAAGATAAATTTATAAAATTTGATTTATTATTAACAGGTCATTTTCATCATCGTTCACAAAAAGATAATATTATTTACTTAGGTGCTCCATATGAAATGACTTGGAATGATTATAATGATAAAAAAGGTTTTCATATATTTGATACAGCAACACGTTCGTTAGAATTTATACAAAATCCAAATACTATGTTCTTAAAAGTAGAATACGATGAATCTTATTTTGCTGAAAATCCACCTAACTTTGAAGACTATCGAAACAAATATATAAAAGTAATTATAACAAATCGTAAAAATTTATTAAAGTTTGATACATTTATAAAGAATCTACATAATCATAATCCATATGATGTTAAAATACTTGAAACGTTTGTTGATTTTTCATCTGCTAATGTATCTGATGAAATTAACGTAGAAGATACTATTAGCATATTAAATGGTTATATTGATACAATCACAACTAGTATTGAAAAAAATAAACTTAAATTATATTTAAACTCGTTGCATGCTGAAGCGATCGCAAGCGAGAATATTGCTAAAGAATGATAATATTTCATAAATTGAAATGGCGTAATTTTCTCTCAACAGGTAATGTTTGGTGTGAAATACAATTAAATAAAACACGAAGTACAATCGTGGTAGGAAAAAATGGTGATGGTAAATCTACCATGCTTGATGCTCTTACCTTTGTTTTATTCGGAGAACCATTTAGACAAGTAAAGAAAAACCAATTAATTAACTCAATTAATGGTAAAAATACTGAAGTAGAAATTGAATTTTCTTCTGGTACAAATACTTACAAAATAAGAAGAGGAATTAAACCTAATATATTTGAATACTACGAAAATGGAGTATTACAAAATAAATCAGCAGCAATTAGTGATTGTCAAAAGAAAATAGAAGAACAAATACTTAAAATTAATTATAGAACATTCTGTCAAGTTTGTATTTTAGGATCTGCTTCTTATATTCCTTTTATGCAATTACCTACATATCAACGTAGATTAGTTATTGAAGATATCTTAGATATAGGTATTTTTAGTAAAATGAATGATATACTTAAAATAAGAGCAGTTGATACTAAGTTAGCATTAGTTGATGTTAATAAAGATATAGAAATAGCTAAATCAAATATACAAGCTCAAAAAACTATACTTGAAAATTTATCAGTTTCTAAACAAGAAAATATAGTTAAGATAGATGAAAAAATAGAAAAGTATAAAGAAGATATAAAAGAGATACAAAATAAAATATTTGTATTAAATAAAAGGATTTTAGAAATTGATAACTTAACTACTGATTCAGTAGATGTATTTGATCGTATAGACAAAGCAAAAAAACTAGTTGCAATAAATGAAATTCGTATTGCTGAGATACAAGAAAAAATAATGTTCTTTAATGAGAATGAAAATTGTCCTACTTGTGAGTCGCCTATACAGCATAAACAGCATGCGTTAAATAAATTAGAAAAAGAAAAAGAAGATATAAAATCTAGACTCTCTAAGATGCTAGAAGCTTTAACGACAGGAGAAACTAGAGCAAGAGAAATAAGAACATTGTTTAATGAAAAAATAGAAATTAATAACGAAATATCTAACTTAAATACCAGTGTAAAATTTACTGAAACTAATATTGAAAATAGTATAAATGAGAAAAAAGAATTATCAGATACTAATCGAGACACAAGTAAATACAAAGATAAAATTAAAGAACTAGCAGAACAAGCATTAGTTAATGTTGATAAAAAGAATAATTTAATGCAGATTACAGAATTAGAAAATACTTCTAAATTACTTCTACAAGATTCAGGTGTTAAAACTGCAATTATTCGAAAGTATTTACCTGTAATGAATAAATTGATTAATAAATATTTACAAGCAATGGACTTTTATGTTCATTTTGAATTAGATGAGAACTTCACAGAGACAATACGTTCAAGGTATAGAGATGAATTCACTTATGATAGTTTTTCAGAGGGTGAAAAGATGCGCATTGACTTAGCTATATTGTTTACATGGCGACATATAGCGAAAATGAAGAACAGTATTAATACATCTTTGTTAATACTGGATGAAATATTTGACTCATCTTTAGATGCATCAGGTGTAGACTACTTCTTAAACCTAATTTCGCAACTAGATTCTCAAGTCAATGTTTTCGTAATTAGTCATAAGGGTGATACTCTAATTGAAAAATTTATGAGTACAATTAAATTTGAGAAGAAAAATGACTTCTCTACAATCGTAAATGCATAAACTATGAAAACAAGAAAAAAAAATAAAGAAGAAGGAATATCAGTACAAACAAATAATACTGATAAAAAAG